CTCGTATACTAATATTAGCAGACATTAACAATAGTGCTAATGTAGAAGATGCAGCATACGATGGGCCCGATGCCTGGAAAAACAATGATGGCTCAGAGTTTGTAGCAAGTACAAACGACATTATAGAATGGGACGGCGCAAACTGGCATATAGTTTTTGATGCTAGTGTTGATGATAGTACAGTTGTTTATACTACTAACCTCAACACAAGTAAGCAATACAAGTACGAAAACGACGAATGGCTATTAGCATATGACGGTGAATACCAAAACGGCACCTGGCGTCTAGCATTTTAAAATAACTATTAGTATGAAAGATAATATTACTGTATGTAGCGGAGCGTTATTCTATGCTCTAAATACCAAACGCTTTTTGTTCTTACATAGAGCTCAAGGACGTACAGGAAACCTATGGGGATTAGTAGGCGGTACTAATGAAAAAGCTGAAACGCCGTGGGAAGGTTTAAAGAGAGAAATCTTTGAAGAAATTGGCACTGTTGAAATTAAAAAAACAATGCCTTTAGAAACATTTGTAAGCAATGATACTAACTTTTTATTCCACACTTATCTTTGTGTTGTTAACCAAGAATTTTTACCTACATTAAATCATGAACATGACGGATATGCTTGGGTAAATTTTGGGCAATGGCCAAAACCGTTACACAACGGATTAAAGAATACACTAAACAATAAAACCAATCAACGTAAACTTGAAACAGTATTTCGAGTAATAGATTTAATGGATTAACATGCAAGACAACATAAAACAAACCGATTATGGATATGACATTGTTTGGACAGATAACGAACATTACTGTAGTAAAATATTAATATTTGAAAAAGCAGATAAACAAACTCGTCTTCATTTTCACAAAAGCCGTCAAAAAAGTTGGTTCGTAAATGCAGGGAAATTTGAAGTGCAATGGGTTGATCCTAAAGATGGCAAAGCCTATTCTAAAGAACTTCCAGAAGGCAGTGTGTTTGAAGTACCAGCACTTTTGCCTGTTACATTAAAAAGTTTAGCAGACAATAGTGCTATAGCCGAAACCAGTAACAACAACAATCAAGAAGATTATTATAGGTTAAACTAATGTTAAAATTACATCAATCTAACGAATTTCAAAAAGATTTTAAAAAATACAAAAAAGACATTGATCAAATTGCCAACGAAACTGCCAAAGCTAAATGCAATGATCTTTTGAATAAATTATCTAACGAGTTTAGTTACATTGATGCTGTTCATAATGTATCTAACAAATCAATTGATCCTACTAAGATAAGAGAAAACATAGAACGTAGTGTTGTGTTACGTAATCAATTAAATAAAATTATTAAAGATTCTAAATTAAGCTAAGGCGCTTAATTGATATTCCTCCTACCATTGATGCATGACTTGTGCATTGGTATCTATAAGTACCGCTGATAGTTTCAGGTAGTCTCCAATATAATGTGCCACTTGATTTACCTTGAGCACTTGATCCTGTTGTTACTGCTCCTGCTGATGTTACATGCACAAGTCCTGTATTATAAGGATTACTTGCTGGATCTTGTATTTCGAAAGGATGTCCTGGTATTAAATCTAAATCAAATGCTAGTGTAGTGCCGGCAAGAGCATATATTGTAGGATTAGATCCTGTATAATGGCTATCAAATGTATAAGCACCAGTCCCAACATTATCTACTCTAAGCATTGCAATAGCTGGTTCGTAAATTTTTCCTATATCTAAACTTGCTAGAGTTGCATCTGTAAGGCCGTTAAATGTTGTTACCCCTGTTGCAGGAGTAGTAAATGTAAATGTTCCGCTACCATTAGTTGTTAGAACTTGACCATTAGTTCCGTCACTAATACTTAAATCAGTTAATGCATTTGGAACAACTGGAGGTGTATATGTAAATACCCCAGTTGAGTCATTGTAGGCAATAGCGCCATTACCGCTTGCTGAACCTTCTGCACCAACGCTTAGATCAGTAAGATCAATTCCACTACCACCTGCAATAGTAATATCGCCGCTACCTAATAAAGTAGTGCCGTTAATTGTTTTGATATTAGTGGCACTTACTAAGGTTTCTTGTGCATCAGTAATACCGTATCCTGATAGTGTAGTAGGCTTGCCGGTCAAACTTGCAAAACTTTGTGCAGGCACACTAGTAAGATATGTACTTAAATCCGGTGGCGTGTAACGAAATACACCTGTTGAATTATCATAGCTTATTGCGCCATCGCCGCTTGCTGTAAGTTCAATACCTATACTTAAACTTGCAAGTGTAAGCACACTAGGCGTATTAGTAAAATTATTGTAATTCAAATAATATGCACTATCAAATCCGTCTAAAGTATCAGCATCTAATCCAGCACCACCAGAACTAACATCAGCACCAGGTGACCACTTTGAACCGTCCCATTTAAGGACTTGTCCTGTAGTAGGCGCACTAGTTGTAGTGTCAACATCATTTAAAAAGTCAATACTAAAGGCAGTCATGTTTATTTCTACATTATCTGTACCAGTTGGAATTTCGGTTGCAATATTAGTGCCACCTAGTATACCTAAAGTATCATTTGGAGCATCTGCTCCTGTTGATCCATCGTCACTAGTAACAAAAGCAAATAAATTTTGAGTCGATCCTGAAGAATTAATCGTCAGTGTTTTATTTGATATACTAGTTGTTGTATTTGTACCGCCTAAAATAGTTAATGTATCATTTGTTATGTTAGGCGCAACTGTTCCGGTGTCTGCTGTAAAGTTTGTGAAAATATTTCTAGCAGATGTGCTACTAATAACATTCCAAGCAGTTCCGTCCCATTTCCAGGTGGTATTACCTTGTGTAAATGTATCGTGTATTGCTGGTGTGTTTGGAAAATTTATTGCCATTGTTTACCTCTTACTGTATTTATTAATCTGGTACATATCCTGATGGACCTGCAACTGTTGGATCACCAACGTCGCCGTCTTGGAATATGCTTCTAATTGTTGTCAACGAAGGCTTACTAATTACTGGAGCAATATATGTATTATGTAATGCATAGCCTAATGGGTTATTTGCTTGTATGCCAGACTGTGTACGCATATCGTCTGTCCACTCAGGAGCAAGGCTTCCACCATCCCATAGACTTGAGTATTCAAACATACCAAAGTTTAACAAAAACAAATATTCTTTAGCCGCTACTTCAAATGCATTCCCATCAGTCTTCCAAGCATTTCCGCCATATCCTGATGAATCCCATTTGCCTGCATCGTATGCTTCTTCCATAGCTGCATATAGTGGACCACTTGCCCAGTCTGCACTAATATAAGAATACATCTTTAATGATACTGCGTCAAGACCGTGCATATGTAGTGTATGGAATACGTGTTCAATTACTTCTTGTGCATCGTTGTCACCGTCTCCAGGAGCATCACCAGTTGAGTTTAGATACCAAACCATATCGTTAGCAACGTGACTATCAAATAGTGGCGATAAATTGTAAGATGCAATACCAGAGTCTGTTAGGAAGTTTGGAGTATAATCACTGCCAGCACCCCTTGCTACTCGTTGTAATGTTGGGCCAACTGCTGCGTGATAAGTTCCTGCGTCACCACTTAGTGTTTTAATAAATGTACGCTGTGATGCTTCGTTGATGCCTGCTCCATTTACGTCAGTAAATAATTCAAACATACGTGCTACCTTTTCAACAAAGGCATCAGGCACTGCTGTCTGGCCACCAACTGCTCCTGCCGCTACAATTCTTACACCATTAACTGTAACTTCTCTACTAAAGAAATTACTTCCATCGCCAGTAAGATCAATAATTGCACCGTTGTTATATTCTGGATCTGCTGCTGATACTGCTTCTGACAGAGTATAATTAGGGAAAATTCCCTGTAATTTAAGATTTGCTCCGTTTACTTCTACCGGTTGTCTACCATATTTGTCAAATAACACTTTGTTTGATGCTCCTAGCAAACTTGTGGTAAAAGATGCATAATCTGTATCTGATGCAGTGTCGTACATTACTGGTTTCGCTTCGGCTAATAACTTTGTTTTTAATTGTGCTGGTGTACTGTTTGCATTTACTTGTAAATGAAGTGCAGCTACTCCTGCTACTTGTGGTGCAGAAAAACTTGTGCCTGAATTACTAACAATTTTGAATGTATCATCTATTGGACTAGATAACGTTGTGTAAACATTGGTAGTGCTAACAGCACCAACAATATTAGTTCCAGGTGCCCAGATATTTACTCTAGGACCTTTAGAACTACTACCTCTAGTTCTGTCTTTGTATATTCCGTTTTCTTCTAACACAGTAGTATCTATATTTCCAACCATAAAAGAATCGTCACTGTGTGGGCTAGAACCTCTAGCATAAAATATAGTACTATCACCAAATGTTACTGAGTTGTTATATTCTGCGCCGCCTGATAAATCACCTTTGTAATAGTCATTACCTGCAGCAATCGCAACATGTACTCCAGCTGCAATTAATTCGTCAACATCTGCATCTACTGATGCTATTCTTACAGGTATTCTACGAGTGCTTCCTGACACAGGAATAACAATACCGGTATTTTGCCACAAACCAAGATCAGTTGTATAGTCAACTCCCCAAACCCAACCTGTTCCTCTATATGTTCCACTTGTTGGATCACCTACCTGTGTAGATGAATAACCCCAGCTCATATTTACAACTGTAGGGCGTCCATTTGTTTTTGCATTATGCCATTCTTTAATAACATCAAAGCAATCTGCTACAGGCGTGCCTGTTCCTGCATCACCTGCACCTTCTAATCCGGAAATTTTCATTGAATATAAATGTGCATCTTTTGCAAATCCGTATAGGTTGCCAGCACCTATGCTTGCACATAACGTTCCGTGCCCGTCATAATCTCTATGATAGTTTGCACTTTGTGTACCAGGTAGGCCGCTTGCTGTATACCAATCAATTGACTTGACTCTACTTATTCCGTTGCTATCTATAAAATCAGGATGATCTGTTTGTATTCCGCTATCTTGTATAACAATGTCTACACCTTTGCCGGTTAATGCATAAGGAAAAATATTATCACTTGTTGTAGAATTATTGTAGGCATTATTTTCCATAATTGATCTACGCAATCCCCAATTCACTAATGTGTTATCTGTAAATGTAGTTGGCTTTGTGAAATTACTAAATTGTGTTGCATTAAAACCAATTTTTATATCGTCTCTTTGATCTGGTGGAATCTCAACTGCTAGTATTCTAGAGTCAGCTTCTAATGCTTTTGCTTCTAAATCAGTAAGCATGAAATGTGTTTGTCTTTTTGATCCGGGTCTAGGATTTGCTATGTCAACACTTCTTTTAGGAATAGGTCCAGATCCAGAACTTGCAGTAATTTCATTTTCAAGTTCTGCTAGATCTACACCTTTGTTAACAACTACTGTGTATTCTTTTTCCATATTAGACTATTCCTGAATCGTCTAGTCTGCGCCAAGTTCCGTTTATGTAGGCTTGTATTCTGTTGTCTTGCGAATTGTATATCATATCACCGTCAACAGCTGATAGTGCATCTCTTTCAGTGTTTGTAAAACTAGGTAGTCTAAATGGTCCACCGCTAACAACAATTCCGTCTTGGCTTGATAAATTAATAGTGGTTGCACTATCAATTGTTGGAGTACCTGTGCTTGTTGATATAAACTCGTCTGCGTATGCTTTATTTTCTACTGTAAGATCATTTTGGACAGTTAGATCACTGCTTGTAGTTACACTAGGTGTAATAACAATACCACTACTATCGTCGGTATCAATTACACTGGATGCAAAGGTAAAATTACCTATACTACCACCTGCAGATGAATCTTGGAATGTAAATGCTCCTGAACCATCTGTTGTTAAAACTTGTCCGTTTGTACCGTCTGCAATACCTAAATCTAAAATACTTGTTATGTTTTGAAACGGTGAAGTTGGTTGTACCCATTGGTTGCTATCACCATCTGCTACGTATACATAAAGTATACCAGTTGTGCTATTATACCATATTGCACCACTAGCAGGATTATCAGGTGATGTATCACTAACACTAATACTTGCAGCTGAACCACCTGCGCCTGGATCAGCACTATTTAAAGTGTTACCCATACCCGCATGGTTCGTACAATAATAATGTAAAGTAGCAGGTGTTGAACTAGTTATTGTAATCTGTACACTTCGTTGAGTTGCAGCTATAAAACCTGCAACATATTCTGCTTTTGTTTTTATATCGTTATCTAATTTATAAATTACATTTGTTAGATAAGGAGTACCGACTCCTAGTTCTCCGTTTACATCATCTGCTGAAAAACTTAAAGGATGTATGTTTGCTACAGTACCTTCAGTATTTGGCCAAAACTCATTTGTTTGATCGTTTTGGTTAAAGATATATGTAAAACCTGTGACTAAATTTAGATCTGGTTTATATTGTCCATCAATGTTGTATACGTTTCCGGTATCTCCCTCGGCAGGAACACCTGCTTGTACAGTAACAGCATATTCAACTACTCCAACACCGGAAGATACTAAATGTTCACTAATATTGTCGTCAGTAAGTACACTATATCCACCAGCTAATCTACCAGAATATAACCTTAATGTGTTAGATTGTTTATCAAAAAATACTTCGCCACTATTGCCAACATTTCTGTCAAGAAAATCGTCTGGTCTTGGTATTATTCTAATTCTATCTACAATAGGGGCTTGATTACTTGCCATGTTTATTCCTTAATGAGCTACTAGTATATTTATTCATAAAACAATTAACACGAAAAGTTTAGATATAAATAACTAAGTTAAACTACCAGTTTATAGGAGAAATTATGACAACACAAGTTTTACCAACTTCAGATAACCTTTTTATTGAAAAGGTTGAAGATGATCAAAAAACAAAAACTGGATTAGTCTTACCCGATGATGTAGCAGAGCGTCCTACAAAAGGAAAAGTGCTTGCTGTAGGCGAAGGAAAAACAAATGATGACGGTGTGTTATTACCTATGAAAATCAATGTTGGAGATATTGTTCTTTTTCCCAAATATGCAGGAAACCCTATGAAAATCGACGGTGAAGATAGACTGATCTTAAGCCAAACAGAAATTTTAGCAACATTAAAGGAGACAGAATAATATGTCAGGTATAAATCCACGTAAAGTAGTACTTGGTGATGATGCAAGATCACAACTTATAGAAGGTGCAAACGTACTTGCTAATGCTGTGAAAATTACATTAGGTCCTAAAGGAAAAAATGTAATTATACAGCGTACTTATGGTCCTCCACAAATTACAAAAGATGGTGTAACTGTAGCACGAGAAATATTTTTAGAAGACATATTACAAGATACAGGAGCAAGACTTATAAAACAAGCTGCAAATCAGACTGCTGATGACATGGGAGACGGTACTACTTCTGCTACAGTGCTTGCACAGGCTATGATTAAAGAAGGTATGAAATTTGTAAGTGCGGGTATTAGTCCTATTAATCTTAAGCGTGGCATAGACTTTGCTCTTGAACATGCTGTTACAAAATTACAAGAAAATTCTAAAGAATGTAATGACAAAACAACTATTGAACAAGTAGCAACTATTTCTGCTAACGGTGACAACTCAATGGGCAAACTTATTGCAGAAGCAATTATTAAAGTAGGTAGTGTTGGTGCTGTAACTGTAGAAAATAGCAATCAGCTCAAGGATGAATTAGACTTTGTAAGTGGAATGAGTTATGACCATGGATTTTATTCTCCATACTTTGTAAACGCAGATAAGAATAGATGTATTTTAGAAAATCCATACATACTAATACTAGATAGACCTGTTTTAAATGTAAATGATCTTGTACCTGTGCTTGAAAAACTTGCACAATCAGGTAGATCATTTTTAATTATGGCAGAACAAATTAATAATGATGCACTTGCAACACTTATTTTAAATAATGCTCAAGGACATGTAAAGTGTTGTGCAGTAAGATCACCTGACTACAAAGGCGAAAGAAGAAAATATCTTGTTGAAGATATAGCCGCACTTACTGGTGGAACAATTTTTAGTGATGAAAACGGTAAGCGTCCTGAAAAAGCAGAACTAGAAGATTTAGGACAGGCTAATAGAGTTGAAATTACAAAAGATATGACTACTATTATTGGCGGTCACGGTGATAAAGAAGTTGTGCAAAATCGTATTAATGTAATACAACAGGATATTGACGAATACAAAAGAGGTCCTCAAACTTTTCCTAAATGGCAACTTGAAGAACGTATTGCTAAATTACAAGGTGGAATTGCAGTAATTAGAGTCGGCGGGCCAACAACTGTTGAAATAAACGAAAAGAAAGATCGTTACGATGATTCAATACACGCAACAAGAGCTGCTGTAAAAGAAGGAGTTGTTGCAGGTGGTGGTGTTGGATATTTAAGATTAATAGAAACACTTAAAAGTTTAGAGCCTAGTAACGAAGAACAACGTGCAGGTATACAAATTGTAATTAATGCTTTATCAGCGCCTTTAAGAACTATTGCTAAAAACGCAGGCGATAAACCTGATGTTGTAATGGACTATGTGCTTAAAGAAAGTGACGAATTTGGTTACGATGCAAGTAACGGAACATATGGTAATATGTTTGAAACTGGTATTATTGATCCTACTACTGTGGTAAAATCTGCTATGCTTAATGCAGGATCTGTTGCAGGATTATTACTTACTACTGACTGTGCAATTTACGAACTACCAGACGAAGATACTAAAAGTGGACATGTTCCATCGCCACCGGCTGGACAAGATTTACCAGAACACTTTAATAATGATTAATTAAGGCTTAGTAGGCCAAGTTACATCGAACGGAAATCCAACCTGTAATGGAATATCGCGGAGTGCAGATCTATATGTTTTGTACTCCGCTTTTTTTGCGGTTGCTAAATCATCTGAACTTTGTGTCCAATCTGTTTTAAGCAATGCATCATCTCTAGCGGCACGTACTTCTGCATCTTTTTCAGCTTCAGTTTGTGGGTGTGATGGGTAGTGTGTAGGAGGAAATCCTACTTCGCCGTAGTCACCGTTGTCTAGTTTTTGCCACATAGCTGTACTAAATTCATCTTTTGATGTTCTACATGCCCAAAATGGAATTGCCTCAGATAACTCTTTAAACTTGATAGTGCAATAGATATCGTCTATCATGTTCGTTCCTCTTTCGACTACTGTTACAGATTCAATTGTTAGGTTTTTTAGCATTTTTTCTTCCCACGCATTTATATAAAGTATTTATCTATTATAGTCAAGAAGTTTACGCTCTATTTTTAAAGCCTACTCCTGCACGTTTGTCATATGCAAACTCTGGATAATATGGTCCATTTTTATTTATATAATGGAAAAAGCCCTGTACTTGCCAGCTGTTTTCGCCGGCTTCAAATGGGTCGCGCCAGTGTTCTAGTTCGCATCCTCGATATACAATACAATCACCAGGGTTTTGGGCGGTCATTATACCTTTGTTTCCAGTAGATATAAAATGTTCATCGTTGATATTATGCCTATGCGAAGGGTCAACATACATACCCCAGTTGTATTCTTTAGCAGTATCTATATAGTTCATACCAAAGCAGATAGTTGTGCTAATTTCGCAACTTTGCCTGTCAGTGTGGCGTTCTAGCTCCATTCCAGGCCTATATACACGGAAATAACTATATGTTGGACACAGCTCTAATCCTGTAAATTTTTCCATGTGCGGCCTCATAAAAACCATTAATGTTTCCATTAATGTATCTGCATAAACTGAATGCGAAAAAGGAACTTGTCCAGCTTCTTCTTCTTTCTGTGGCATTGTTTTTTCTTGCAATAGGCAATATTGTGTTACTACTTTACATATATCTTTTGGTATAATGCTTTGTAATGCAACATAACCGTTTTCATTGAAATATTTTGGTTTATCTATTTCCATGGCTTTCCTAAACTCCAATTCACTAAACTATATCTAGTTCCACTTGTTACAGGAGTAACTTGGTGATAAACGTGTGAAGGAAACACAATAATACTGCCTCTTGGCCTTATTTCTTCACACTCATGATATCTATCGGGTCTATGAGGTCCTAGATCAAACTTTAAATTGCCTCCTACATAATCATTAGGATCTGATAAACTTACAGTTACACTTAATTTACGTATTTTACCAATCATATTTGGATTATCTGTAACATGACTGTCATGAGGCAAATGCTCTCCAAACATATTTAAAACAGGATTACCTTCTTTATCATATTTGTATTTGTGTATTTCAGGATTGAATTCTACATACGGATCAACACCGCAATCAGCATGCCAACCATAAAATTGGTTGAGTCCATATTTTGTAAATTGCATATCCTCAGTGAAGTCCCAATCAAAATTCCATCCTGCTTGTTTATTTGCTTCTCTGATATACGGCCATATAGCTTCGTATAGATATGTATCATCAATCCAAGAAACTTCGCTGTCTCTAACAGCAATTTGCTCAGGAGATGAACCATCTGATGTAGCATCTTCTAGTGTTACGTCAGCACCTAATTTTGCATCATTGCCCATTTCTGACTTTGCACGCCAATCGCCAGTAGTTGCTTCAATTGATGATTGTCCGTAGTTATTTTTTGCCTCGGACATTTTTTCTAAGCCTGTTTCTATAATAGAATCACACAGACTTTCGGGTAATGCTGAAATAAAATAAAAATAACTATAATTTAAAATCATCTGAAAATTGCTCCGTGTACATGTCCTAATATTATATTTTTTTCGCCTTTGGTAATCGGTTCAATTTTCCATGTTAAGAAACTAGGAAATATAACTATCTGACCTTTTGTGTTTACATCAAAATCATCTGTGTTTGTATTTAAAAATTTTAATTCACCACCTTCATAATCTGCTTTATCATTTAAATTAATAATAAAGTTTAATTTTCTTGTTGTTGCCATAGGAGTAATATCCATATGCCAATCATATGAATCACCTTCGCTGTACTTAAATATTTGAGGGAAGTCTTGATCAATAATACCTAATAATCGAAAGTCGTAAATTTCTGTATTTGCCTGTTTGGTAATATTTTTTATGTTATCAAAAGGAAATCCGTCTACTTCTCCTCTGAGTTTTTGTCTTTTAGATGAATGTAAATTTTTCTCGCCAACTACTCTAGAAGAAATCCATAGATCTTCCAAACATCCGTCAATTATAGTTTTACATTCTTCCGTAGAAAATAATTCTGCAACATTTACAGATAATATATCTAATGATGCTAGTTTTGTATCAGCTGATTGCTGTGCAGTTGCATCAGTAAAACTGCTTTCTTCTTCAAAAATTGATTCATCGTTCATAGGGCGTGTCCTTTTCTTTATTATACTTATTTTCGGTTGATAAAACTAGTCAAAATAATGGTATTCCATATCTGTATCTAAGTTCTTCCATACTCCGGCAGGAAAAGGAAATACAATAGTTTGACTAGTGTAATATGCAGGTTCTAAACCTTTCATAATTTTTACATGTTCTTGCCATTTAGTACTTTGTGCAAGTTTTTGTTTTGATTTTGCAGATGTAATATTCCAAAACTTACTGTTGTATTTGCTTCCACCGTGATACATGTAATTTATAAAAAGTTCATAGTCTTCTGCTAAATTATGTAGATGTTCATTGGCCGATTCCTCAGTATGCATGTTTGCAAGTACAACATCAAAAAATGTTCTAATTATACTATCATACATCCAACCCGATAATGCTTCTATAGGTTCAAAGAATATTGCACGATTACCATTTTTTATAATTCTATTATCAATAAATTTTTTTGCTTTGTAATTCTTGAAAGAAAATTCTCTTAAATTAAGTTTGTCTTTATCAGTCTTAAATATTTCAGCAATATTATCAATTGCTTCGTCTTTTGTTGTAATAGTATCATTATAAAGGTAACCCCACCCTTGCCTTGATTGTAAAGGAATGCCAAACATCCAACCGTTAGGATGAGCTTGATGATAGGTATAGTTCCAATCTCCTGGTTCTGAAATAATATTTACTATTGCATGATTAACAGGAATATCTACCATTAAGTAATCATCGTAATTTTTTGGATAGCCTCTGCAATCAATAATATAATCAAAGTCATTGCTTGTGCCGTCTGCAAAATTTATTACAGCCTTTTCTTTTAAATTATCTAAACTTGATATTTCGCCTTCTAATGTATTAAATTTTTCACCCCACTTTTCTGTAAATCTTTTGAATGCAAAATCTTTAAGTTTAAAATTATTGAAATGCATAGCATAAAATGGTGGAGGAATCTTTGTGAAAAAATCTTTTTCTCTCCAGTTTACGTATTTTACTCCGTGCTTAATTGTACTGTCTAGTTCAGACATGTCTTGTAAAAAATTTAAATCTGCACCGTAAAATAATGTTGTTGGTATCTGAGTGCTTGTACTTTCTCCTATACCTAACATAGGAATATTTGGATCGTACACACTAGTCACTTTCCATTCGCTTGGAAAAAATGCCAAACAATGGGCTAACGATACAACACCTGCTGTGCCTGTTCCTAATACTGCAATATTTTTCATTGTTCCTCTATAAAGTTATACCAACCAGTTGCAATAAATTTGTGTTGTGTAGGAGAACTTATACCTCTGTGAGTAAATGTCCAATCTGCAGGCCATATTACTGTCTTTCCTATTTCTGCATTTATCAATAATTCTTGGTCATACCATTCAGTACCACCTAAATCGGTTACTGTGTTTAGATAAGTCATAAAAACTAAGTGACGTGTTACTGTAATAGGATTACCGCTACATCTTTCAGCATGCCATTCATGATATCCTTCTCCAGGTTTGTACCATTGTAAGTTAATAGGTCGTGTAATTTTCCAAGGAGCGTACATATTGCAGGCTGGATATCTTTCTATATATCTGTTAATGCATACTTGTAATGCATCAACATATTCTGCAAAAATTGGGTATTCTAAGCTATCATCAAGTGTAAATGAAAGATCCGTGGATTGTTTTACTGAGGGGCTTGCTTCTACAACTTTACCATTAACAAAATTCATAGGTTTTTTTGATTCGTCTAACCTTGGATGTGCAAGAAATGTCTTGCGTAATGTATCGCATAAGTCGGGATCTATCTGGTAAGTTTCTATGAATAAATTTTTCATGGGGCCTCTTAATTGGTTAAATATATTTATCTTAGCAGTTAATGATGAGGATATAAATGAAGATAGTTATAGTAGGTGGCGGAACAGCGGGATGGATGGCAGCATTAATGATATCTAGCAGACATCCAGAACACCATATAGAAGTTATAGAATCTACAAAAATTGGTGTTGTAGGCGTTGGAGAAAGCACTACTGGGTTATTAAGTGATCTGTTGAATAATCATCTATGGGACTTTGGTTGCGACCACAATGAATTCATTGCTGAAACTGGAGCTTCTATAAAATACGGTATTAAATTTACTGGTTGGACACCTAATACTAAAGATTACTACATTGGTCCTATAGATGGTAGCTATACTAAAGAGCATACCCCTGACGTATTTTTTGCCTATGGTGCAAGTAATTTGTCAAACAAAGACATAGTGAAAGTTTCCGAAACAGGAAATATGATACACAAGGGAATGACAAATTTTGATTTGCAATCTGGACAATTTAACAAATTGACACATGCAATGCATGTAGATGCACATCTTGTAGGTAAGTATTTCCAAAAAGTAACATTACGTAAACCTAACACATCACATATAGATGCAAAAGTTGTTGATGCAGATTTAGATGAAAAAGGATTTATGAAAAATGTTATGTTAGAAAACGGCACTAAGATAGATGCTGATTTTTTTATAGACTGTAGTGGCTTTGCTAGGTTATTAATTAGTAAAATGCCAGGTAGTGATTGGGTAAGTTTTAAAGACAACCTACCTGTAAACGCAGGCCTTCCTTTTCTACTAGATTACAAAGAAGGAGAACGTCCGCAACCGCATACACATGCATGGGCACAAGATGCAGGCTGGATGTGGCAAATACCATTGCTTGATAGAATTGGTAATGGTTATGTATTTTGTGATGATTACATAACTCCTGACCAAGCGCACCAAGAAGTTGAACAAAGATTAGGTAGGAAAATAGAACCTCAAAGAGTTATTAAATTTGACACTGGTAGGCAAAAAAGTAGCTGGATTAATAATTGTCTCGCTATAGGTTTGTCAAGTGCATTCCTTGAGCCACTTGAAGCAACCAGTATTCATAGCACACTAGTACAGATAAAAAACTTTGCTTTTGATTATCTACGTGTAGACATGCAAAGTACATTAAATAAAGGAACAATTGATATATACAATCACCGTACACGTAAAATGTTTGACGATTTTAAAGACTTTTTAGTTATGCACTACATGGGCGGCAGAACAGATACAGAATTTTGGAAATATATTTCATCTGGTGCAACAAAAACTGACTTTGTAGATAATTTAATTGAAACATCTAAAGTTAGATTACCGTCTATTAATGATTTTCCTAAATATTATGGTGCAGCTGGTTGGCCGCTTTATAGTTATGTTATGCACGGATTGAATCTTTACAATCGAGATGTAGCAACACAAGAATTAATGTTTAATGCACCTGGATTAGGCGGCATGTACAGTTTGGTTGAAGAAAATTATCTCCATATGCAACAACAATGGGACAATGAATTATCTTACACTGCAAGTTGGGAAGAAATGATCGACTACTATAGACAATTAAGGAAAAATTATGTCTGATATACAAAATATTTTTGAAGAAATAAAATTAGTAAAAGATATAGTGCCTGTAGAATACCAAAATAAAATAGTAGATTTTGTAAAAGGAGAAAACAGTTTTCCTTGGTATACTATAGATAAAATTGGACACAACGAATATTTTAGTGATGTCGAAAATCCTTATATAGATAAAAAAGTTACTGATCACGGCGGATTTTATCACCTACTATATGACGAGGGAGAAGAAAGATCAGATGATGGATATATGTTTGCTCCTATACTACAAAGCTATTGTAAAATTTGCTGTATAGATTTGCAGGAAATTTACCGTATTCGTATGAGATTTACACATCCTGTACCTAATCATTCGAGCGAAAATTACGCTGCTCCTCATATTGATTACAACTCAAAAGTACCGTTCACTACTTTAGTTTACTATATTGATGACAGCGACGGAGACACTATATTGTTTAGCAAAAAACACGACTCAAAAAAAGAGTACAATCCTATTGTTACAGAAAAATTAACAGAAGTATATAGACATACTCCTAAAAAAGGAGAAGCACTAATTTTTAGTGGTCATAGATATCATTCAGGTAATTATCCGCTAAATTTTAGTAAGCGTATGGTCATAAATTTTGATTTTGTAGAGAAAAAATGAAAACTAAGAATATAAAAATAGACGAAACAAAGTATATTGAAACATATGATAATGTTTTGGCTTTTTCTGATCAAGCATATTTGTATGATTATGTAAAATCTTGTGCATATAGACTTAACAGAACTGCAAGCACAAGTGTTCCAATGGATAAGCAGTTTAAAACACTCTTATCAGAATTTAATATATTTGATCTTATAAAATTACAATTTTTTAAAAATATAGATAAAGAAATACTAGAAAGAATTAAAGAAAATGAATATAGGCTTCATAGAGCTTATGTAAATTTAAGCACTGCACAAGATGTATATCATTATCATGTTGATAGCGATATAGATGATGATTTTACAATTCTAATGTACTGTAATACATATTGGGAAGAAAACTGGGAAGGTGAAACACACTTTGGTAACGAGCAAGGTAATGAAATTGTACATAGCACCAGCTTCAAACCAAATAGATTAGTATTGTTCAGCGGTACAATACCTCACAAATCATCGCAACCTAGTTTTTTTGCTAAAGATTTTAGATATGTTCTTACATTAAAATTTACTCACCCTAAACATAAAAAATACTCTGAAGATTTTCCTATTGGTGACATGATTTTACTTAAAAATGCAAAGCCTACACACAATGAAAAAGAAGCAATAAGTTTTTTACAACGTGTAACACAAAATATAGCTCACAGCGATACTACATTATTTGCACATTTATATAATACATGGAATATATTGAAAAACCAAAATAGATCAGAGCAAGTGTGTATGGCCGGATTGTTTCACAGTGTGTATGGAACTGAATTTTACGATAGAATAAAATTAGATAGAGAAGAAATACAAAAAATTATCGGCCAGGAGGCAGAAAATATTGTTTTTAGATTTTGTAATTTACAAGACAGAGATGCCCAACTGTTACATCCTCAATCTTTTGATAAAGATTTAATTCAAATTGCATATGCTAATGTGCTTGAAGAAAAATTTAGAAATTTATCTCATGAATCTGAAATAATTGCCTACAAAAATAAATTAATTAATAGAAATTAAAGCTCATTGATATACGATTTTCATCGTCGTCATTTGTAAGATTTTGTCCTACATCATGAGACAAATGGCTAGGAAATAGTATTAACAAACCTTCTTTAGGATCAAACCAATGTTGGGTGTTAACATTAGGATTATCTGTTTTTAAAGATTGATGCACTATGTCTCTCGATGTATGCCACATCCTATCTCTTTCACTTTCGTTCCTGTAAAATGTAATATTACCTGACTCGCTTGGTACTTTTATGTAATATACTCCACTGATATGACTATCTGGATGAGTGTGGGCATCATTGTATGAATACTTATTGTTTACATTATACCAATAACAAAAATTTTTTAATTGATAGATTGGAAGTGACCATAATTCTAATATTTCTAGTGCAGCAGGCCGGATTGATTCTTCGTATAATTTTTTCATTATATCATTATCAAAATTTGTAGATTCTATTGCATTTGATTGCCAGCCGCCTTTGTTACTTCTAGTATTGCCAGATTCAGTATTTTGCAAGTTATAAATATTGTCAATAAGTCTCTTATGATCATATCCGTCTAGATAAGTAGTATAACAAGATGTGATAAAAAGTTGATGTTCATATAACTGTATCATATCAATATTTATAGTAGTGTAGCAAAGAGAAAACAATTAATGAAAAACATAAAAAGTTGTAGTGTAGTAGGCGGCGGAACAGCAGGGTTTGTGTCTGCTCTTATAATAAAAAATAGGTTTCCTGATGTAGATGTACGTGTTATACGTTCAACTAAAATAGGAATTATAGGAGTAGGTGAAGGTAGTACTGAGCACTGGGCTGAATTTATGGGATACATAGGAAAAAACTTTAAAGACATTGTAGTTGAATGTGATGCTACATTTAAAGCAGGGATTATGTTCGAAGGTTGGGCTGAACAAGATTACTTACACAGTACAAGTGCAGATTTTGACAAATTAAACGGACAATATCATCATATTTACGGAAATATAATTTCTCAAGAACGTCCAAAAAGAGAAATGAATCCTACAAGAGCATGGCGTAGTAGATTACCG